CCTAAAGGCGCCGTTAAGACGCCTGTAAGTTTAAGGTAATTGTTATGAATCTTGAGTAGACGCTAAAGCAGTTATAGCTGGAACTAAATACTCTCCAGTTATATCATTAGCAACGACAAGAAATTGAGGTCCAGAAAAAGACACTTTTGAAAAGTTAGCTATTTTTTCAAGCACTGTTTTCACTGTAGCAAATTCTGAATCAGCTGTGATAGCACAAGCTTGCAAATCATGCTCAGCACCAGTACCACCTCCAACTGAAGACTCAAATCTAAAGTTTAATACCTGGTCAGCAACGCAATCTATTGCTAGCAAACGAGATAAAGGGTAAGCAGACATGTCATCTGCTGCACCCACGAATATTAAAAATTTTTCCATTTTTTTTGTTTTAAGTTTTTGTTTTTAAGATTTATTAAAAAGCGGCTTTTACACCGCTTTATAATTTATAAAAAATCTATTATGATTCTTTAAGTAACACAAAGTTATTAGCTCCTTGAGTAATTAAGCATCTTTCAGATAAATAATGTACTTCCATAACGTCATCTCCTGTGTAAGAAGCAGATCCTACAGAACCAGTAACCCAAGACTTAAGTCTTCTGTCATCAGTTTGTGAAGCTCTATATCTTACGTGTAAGAATGGTCTTTTGATGTTTTTACCTAAGCTTTCATCATAAACACTTGAAGTTCCAGCAGGAATTAAAGCTCCAGAGATATCTCCAAAACCACCTCTTGCAGTAGCATCGTTTAAGTATTTCCAATCAGACTTGTAAAAATCGTAAGATCCTCTTCTTAATCCAGAGAAACCTAAGTTTAAAGCCATATCAGCTTGGTTATCAAATACTCCAAAAGAAGCACCACCTTGATAGTTAGAATTTAATCCAGCCATCATATCATCAAACGTTAAAGATAACTCTCTATTTACATAAAGCATGTTTTCTTCAATAGCACCTTGCTTGTCTAAGTTTTTAAGTAGTAAATCAAAATCAGCTAAAGAAGCTAAATCTTCAAATACATTACCTCTACTTTGAACAGCTGCAAAGAAACCTTCAGAACCTGTAATACCAGTAATAGAACCAGCATTTAAAGATGCAGTTGAAGATGTTAATTCAGCTTCAATCATCATTGTTTCTAAATAGTCATCAAACCTTAATTTAGTTTCACTAGCAGATTTCATGTACCAAGAGTATCCAGATTGTCCAGACTCATCAGTAGTTTCAACCCATCCAATTTGAGCAGTATCAGAACCGTCAATTTTAAAGTGATCTTTAATTATTAAAGGTCTGTTGTTGTATTGTTGAAAATCTGGCTTAAGCTCTCCTACCATAGAAGCAGAACCTTTAGCAAATTCAGAACCGTAAACAAATACGTTTACTTGAGCAGTACCTGAAGCTTGAATTGATGTAAATGCATCAGCAGTGTAAGCTTTTAATGTAAAAGTTTGACCAGATACAGCAGAAACATAACACTTAAGTGTTTTAAGACCAGTTGCAGTGTCAGCAACAATAACAGTTGCTCCAACTCTAATAGAGTTATTTAAAGCACTTCCTAATGTTACAACACCTGTACTGATAACTAAATCAACGTCAGAGTTTGCAGTTACTTCATCATTCTTGTAAGCGATGTGTAATCTATTTTGTTCCGACCAAATCACTTGATCAGATTCCATTGGCATTTCAGCGCCAACCATTTTTAAAAACCCACCAATTGTACGATTTCCGTATCTTTCAACTTCTTGATCGTATAGTTCTGGTAAGTATTGTTGTGCCCAACCAGCAGTAGCTGTAGCTGTGAAATCAATATAATTTTGATCACTTACAGTAGGGTTTGGCGTTGGAGTTAGAGAGTAGCTCCCTAGTAATCCTGTAGATGTATTAAATCCCATTTTGTTTTAATTTTAAGTTGTTAATTATTTTCTTATTTTAAATTTCAACCTAGAACTATCGTCACCATTTAATACTTTTATTTTCATACCACCGGCATCAACAACAGGTTTAGCTGTTCTTGGTCCCATATCGATGTTTTTAGAATCGATAGCAGTTTTCTTAATAGCATCAGCTTTACCTTGCTCATAAAAATGTTTAACAATTTTGTCAATATTTTTACCTGCATATAAAGCTTTGTGATAACCTTTTGCGTTTTTCATCATATCATTTTCGTCTAAGAACTCTCTTATAAAATTTGATATATCGCTTTGGTCTTGTTTAACATTAGCAGCATCATTTACATTGTATCTATAAGTTTTTTCACCTACATTGAAATCAAAACCTTTGAATTCATTAGTGAAAACGCCGTCAGTACTTTGTTTAAAATGACTTGTTTGCTTTTGTTGAACTTCACTGTTAACAGTTTGTTCTTTGTTGTACTTATTGTAAAATTCGATTGCTTCTTGTTGTTCGCCGGTCAACTTAGAACCCAACTTGACTTCCTTGTAATACTGATCCTTTAGACTAGTAAGATGTTTTCTTGCTTTTACAATTTCTTCTTTAAAAGCCAATTTTTTCTTTTTAATATCTCTTGGCTCATCCATGTCCTCATCAACTGAATAATTGTCTTCTAATAAAAATTCAATTTCTTCATTGTTTAAATGAGGTTTAGTGTTTTTATAATACTCTTTAATTAGAGCGTTATCATCAATTGTTGAATAATCTGCGTTTAACCTAGAATAATCTTCTAAACTACCACCAGTGTCTTGCATAAACTTAACAAGATCCTCTAACCCTTCAGGTATTTTTGCCTGAGGAGTTATAGGAACTTCTTGTTTTTCTTCAACAATTTCTTCTGTTTTAGTTTCTTCAACTTCAACAGTTGTTTCTTTTACTTCTTCTAGAACTTGTTGCTCTAATACTTCTTCTTGTTTTTCTTCGCTGTTTTCTTTTTCTTCTTCATTACTTTTGCTTTCATTGCTTTCTTTGGGTACGGCATCTTGATTTTGTTTTTGAAATTTGTTTAACTTTGATAGATCTAACTTAATAGTTCCATCTTCTTTTACTTCTTTGTAAGAAATTTCTTCCTTAGCTGGTTGAGTTTCTACGACCGGAGTCTCTTGATTTTCAACTTCTTGAATTACTTGTTCTTCTTGTGACATGATATAATATAATTAAATAGTTAATATTTAACGCGGATCAAATTGTTCTAATCCAAATCCACCTAAGTTATCCATACCTGCGGATTCAAAACTTTTAGGTGGTGCGTCATTTTTTCTTTGATCTATAAGCTGACTTTGCTGTGAAGCTTGAATTTTAGTTCTTTCGTCCTTACGATCTTCTTTTTGATTGTCTTTATTTTTAATAGAATCAGTTTCCATCTTCTTTAACTTCATGTTTAATTCAAATTCAAACTGCATTAACTCTTTTTTAATAGCAGCTTCTCTTTCCATTTTTTGAATTGCAAACTGAGACTTAGATTGTTCTAGTTGTATTTCTGTTTGAGCTAAAGCCTGAGATTTTTGCATTTCAGCTTGAGCAGCAGCTTGCGAAGCTTCTTGATTTGCTTTTCCTTGAGCTTGTATGTTTTGTTGTTGAGATTGTTGGTCTGTTGTTTGCTTTTGTTTTCTACGTATTTTAAGTAGTTGATTAGCAAGTTTTAAGTTTTTAACTTCTCTAATATCAATAGCATCTTCAAGAAATATTTGTTGTTGTTGAAGAGCCATTTGAATATTATTTTCAAGCATTTGTTTTTCTTCTTCGTCTGGTGCAAGTTCTAAAAATATACCAAAATCATGCAAGTGTAATTTAGAGATTTCTTCTAAAGTACCTACATTAAATTTACCAAGTGTTTTAACAAATGATTTTTTAGTAGGTGAAAATTCTAACACATCTGAGACTCTCATAGCAATACACTCCGCCATTGTTAGCGTTAAATATAAGCTTGATTGCAATAAGTGTCTAGTAGCTGTGTTTGAATTAGCAGCAGCTAATTTTTGTATACCAACAAGTGCGTCTTTGCTAGGAGCGCTTCCGTCTCTAGCTTCATTTAAACCTGTAACATCACGCATCATTTGAAGGTAATAGTTATAAGTTTGTATTAATGATTGTATCTTGTTGTTTCCTCCATTAGAGTTTAATTCAGTAATTGGCATGCGACCTCTATTCATATCGCCTTCTTGCGTCATTGATCTACCTATCACAGATCCAGTCTGGAAGTACATGTTTAATGCTTCTTGTGGATTGTAGTTTGTACCATTACCTAAATCTATTTCTGCTAAAGCATCAGCATCTAAGTAAACACCGTCTGGTACTACTTTAGCTAATACTTGTTGTAATTTTAAATGAGTTAACTGAATCATATCAGCAAAGCCTGTAATTCTACTTACTAAAGATTCTATTCTACCTTCGTACATTCTAGGTGCACAAATAGCATAACTCATAGTTGCTTTAGTAGTATCAGCTTTAGGTCGCATCATATTTCTTTTAACTTCCCAATATAATATATCATCGCCACTACCTACTATTTTAGTACCACAATATATAACCTCAATAACTCTATCTACTTTTTCAAAGCTTTCGTTTTCAGGTGGATTAAATGAATCGTCTTTTTCTATAGCTTTATAACCACCACTAGCAGTTTTTTTAATTTTATGAACTTGACTCATGTATGTCTTATATTCAAAATATAAAACATTAATAGAGTTTTGATCGTCTGACTTAGAGTTATAGTTACTTGTTTTACCATAACTATTAGAGTATCCTTTGTATTCTTTTAGCTGTTCGTCAGTTAAATTAGGATATTCTTTTTTTAAATCATTTAAATAAACGTCTTTTACTTCACCAACATAATATATATCATCAAAATAAGGAGATTCTGTTGAAGAGTAAACTAAATTAGCAGGATCTACATATTCAACTTTTATACCTTCTGATTTATTAAAAGTACTTTTTACAGCGCCTATACCTAGTATCATTAAGTCAGCGTTTAATCTTCTTGCTATTAATTCGTATTTGTTTTTATCAAAAACACTGTTAATAGCTTCTTCTTCGGCAATTTCAATAGATTGCTTATAATCTAATTGCATGTGAAGCGTCAGTTCTTCTTGACTTTCAGGTAATTCATTTTTGTCAGTATTAAATAAATCTATACCAAACTTTGACTGAGTGTCTTCTTTAAAAGCTTTAGAGTTCATATCTTCAGCAATCTTATTAACGTAATCAGTTCTTTGCTGTATAGATGCTGGATCTTGAGAGTAAGCTTTTATTTCGTAAGATCTATCAGCCATGCCATTAACAACTATATCTACAAACTTAGGTATAATAGGTACTGGTTTCCAGTCTAAGTTAAGATAAGACAAGTCACCATTTATAGATAATTCATCTTTGTATTTTCTTACAGACTGTTCTCCTCTAGCGTATAATCTTAAAGTGTGAAACGATTCTCTAGATGTATTATATCTAGTTGCGTTTCCAGATCCGTTAAACCACTCATGCTCTATAGCTCTACCTATTCTAGAACCATATTCCATACTCATTTTCTCTGCGTCGCTTACTGCTTGTGAGGGGAAAGAACCTTTAATGCCGTTATTAATCATGTGTTTATATTATTTGAGATCTTAGTCCTTTATTATTGTATCTTTTTATACCAAGATTTAAATTTTTTGCTTGTCTTTGTTGTACTGGTTTGTATAAATTTCTATTACAAGCCATAATGGCTAAACCAGAAGAAATAGAAGCATCAAATTTTGTTCTATTATTTATATCAAACTTTGCCCAGTCTTCCAATGTTCTTTGTAAGTACATGTCTCCGTAGCTATCATTTTTAATTCCTACATAGTTTTCTATATAAGATTCAATTGCGGCAGCATGAGCTTGTTTAATGTCTTCACTAGAGTTAGGTATTCCACCTATCTCTCTTTCTGTTACAGATAACTTGCTATAAACTTTATCTGGCCTGTTCATTGAATATGCTCTATAACCTCTTCTTTTTAAATAATACAAAAGTCTTGGCTTGTTGTTCTCACATAATATTGGCATACCATAAAAAATAAGAGCCATTAAAACATCTTCAAAAAAGATTTCAGCTGTTTGTGGTCTTGCAACATATTCTAAAAAAATTCTATTAGCAGGTACGTTTTCCATAGAAAACTTTGTAACACCGTGCAGTGCTCCGTTAGATCCTAATCTATCTACTGTACCTGATATATCATAACTATCACAACCAAATGCACCAACGTGTTCGTTACCTGGATGTTTCATACCATTTTTAACTAGCTGTCTATTTTGTAAACCTACTTCAGGTATCCAGCTGATTATAAACCTACCGTTTTTACTAGGCATAAATTCTACTGTAGAATCTTTAATACCGTTTTTCCACTGAAAAGCACCTTGAGTAACTTTTGTAGACATTTTAGTATCTTCGTTATAATCTATTTGTTCGTATATTTTTGTAAGGTTAAATAAAGATTCTTTAGTCTCGTCTCTAAAAGCGTGCTTTGTAGTACGTGGAAACTGTCTGTAAAATTCATTTAATCCGTCTTGATCTTGTTTTAAGCCTTCTACTTCATTTTCCCAATAGTCTATTACACCTATTTTTATCTCAACCCCATCAGGTCCTTTTTTGATGGACTTAGGTGTTTCGAATACAGGAAATCCATAAGAATCGATGTATCCTTCGTAATTCCACTCCATAGGAATGAACAAAGAATAGAGTCCTGAGCGAGTCTGTCCGTTGCGGTTTCTTTGTGTAACATCTGAGTCATGGTATAAGCTTTTAAAGTTATCTCCTCCTTTGTCTAAAGCGTTTGATGTTGATCCCATCATACACTTTCCTATAATTCTTGATCCTAACCTAAGAGTAGTTTTTGTAACTCTCCAGTTATTTAAAATATTGTTTGGTCTTTCCCACTTACCACTTTCATCGTGAACTAATAGTTTTAGTTTTTCACCATCATAAGCATTGTCTCCAGTGTTCTTCCAGTCAATAGTGGTATCTAAACCGGATAATGCTTCTATGTTACTTTGGCTTGTGGTTTTTACAATAGACTTACGAGTAAGCTTAGATGCTGGTACTCTGTAAGCAAGTTCTGTTTTAGGACGGTCCATACCGTCTTGAATAGGTTTAAAGAAGAAAGGATAGTTAACAGATATAGGTACAACCTTGTCTGTAAACATTTTTTTAGCATCAGCACCAGATTTAGATAATATTCCAAACCGTGCATCAGTTGATATAGTTGCCATGTTGACACATTCACCAGAGGCCATAAATGAAAAACCTGAACGTCTATTTTTTAAGTATGACATACCGTAACACCTGTTATCAGCTCTACATGCATCCCAGAAAATATAAAATAATCTATTTGACTCTCTAAAGTCTGGTTTACCAATATCAATTTTAGACCACTGTAAATACATGTAATGAGCGCCGGTTATATAAGTAGTAATACCTTTGTTGTAAAACCAAAAGCCTTCTTCGCGATACTTAAACTCATTGTCAATGTAGTCGTAATATTTTTCTTTAAATTCATCAGGGTATTCTTTCCAATCAAAAACAGTATTAATTGTTTTTAATTCTTTAGGGTATTCAAATCCTCGTATAATGGTAAAGCTATTTTAAGATTTTGTATCTCATATATTTCACCAATTTTACCAGTCTTACTTATAACAACAACATCATGCTCTTCATTATAGCCATATTCCCATTTGTTGTATCTATTCATGCGATCTAAAACTTTAGGTTTTATATGATCGTCTAATATTTTATATAAAGTTTGTTGATAAGACATTACTTAGATCTTTTTTCAGCAAACCCTTTAAAGCTACTTTGTTTTGTAACTTCTTTAGGCTTATCATTTAACAAAGCTTCTTCTTCTTCAATACGTTTAAGTATTTCAAAGGCATCAAATATTGCTAACTTTTTAGTTGCTGCAGCGTTCTTAAGTCTGTCAGCAGAGATATCATCGTCTGAATCTACTATAGGTTCTTTTGCAACCTTAATAAGTTCGTCCACAGCCACTTGCCCAGCTAGGATTATATTCAACTTCGTCTCCTTTATTTTCATATTTGATTGTAATATCTTGAGTTTTCATACGGTACAACCTGTTATTATCGATTATAAACTCGTATTCACTACTTGGGCTGAACCCTACTAGGCTCCCCTCACTTATTTCTAGCGCATCTAAAGAGCTATTACCATATTTTAGTATACCAATAAGTTTACGTTCTTTTTGTTCACTTATAAGAGTGTTTGTTTCTTGAACTATAGGCTTTACAAAACAGTAACTAAGTGGCGTTTGCCATTTATTATTATGTTTAAATAAAAAAACTTGTTCTTCGTAGCAAAAATATAAATCTTCTTTAAAATAAGAAGAGCTGTTTTTTTCTCTACCTTTAACATCATGAAATCTTCTAAATACATTATGATG